TTCTTAAGGAACTGTTGCCCGGACTGAACGCTTTGTTCGGCCTCGAGTATGCACGTTACGGCGAAGAGCACAAAGAAATCTACGAAACGGAAACTTCCGAACGTTCGTTCGAAGAAGAAACAAAGCTTTCTGGTTTCTCGGCTGCTCCAGTCAAGAACGAAGGTTCGGCCATCGCATACGACAACGGTCAAGAAGTCTTCACTGCTCGCTACAACCACGAAACGATTGCCCTCGGGTTCTCGCTGACTGAAGAAGCGATTGAAGATAACTTGTACGACTCGCTGTCGTCGCGTTACACAAAGGCATTGGCTCGCGCCATGTCGTACACCAAGCAGACCAAAGCTGCTGGCGTCCTGAACAACGGCTTTGACACCGACTATGTCGGTGGTGACGGCCAACCATTGTTCTCGGCTTCGCACCCATTGGTTTCTGGTGGCACGAACTCGAACATCCCAAGCACTCCTGCTGATTTGAACGAAACGTCGCTTGAAGCGGCTGTAATTCAGATTGCAGCGTGGACGGATGAACGTGGCCTGCTCATCGCGGCTAAACCGCGTAAGCTCATCGTACCGCCAAGCCTGATGTTTGTTGCTACTCGCTTGCTCGAAACCGAACTCCGCGTTTCGACTGCAGACAACGACATCAACGCAATCAAGTCGAACGGCTCTATCCCAGAAGGTTACGCCGTAAACCACTTCTTGACCGACACTGACGCGTGGTTCTTGACCACCGACGTGCCAAACGGTCTGAAGCACTTTGTTCGTACGCCAATGGCGACGGGCATGGACGGTGACTTCGATACTGGTAACGTACGTTACAAGGCTCGTGAGCGTTATTCGTTCGGCTGGTCAGACCCTCTGGGTATGTACGGCAGCGAAGGCGCAGCCTAATAGTTTCCCCGAGAGCGTAGCTCAAGGGAACGGGGGGAAGGGAGGAGAGAAATCTCTTCCCTTCTTTTTTGTTTGTGGTATATCTACGCTACTAGGGAACATTATTCGTACCGACCGGCCCAGCGGACTTAGTAGAGACGGTACGGACGAGTGCTACTACACAGGAGATAAATCATGGCTAATACCACATTTAACGGTCCAGTTCGTTCTGAGAACGGCTTCCAAACAATTTCAATCAATGCCACAACTGGCGCGGTAACTGTTACCGGTACCATCGGTGCAGCAATCACTGCAACCAGCACGGTCACTGCTCTTAGCGGTTCGGCTCTCACAGCTGGCGGCGCTGCTGCTTTCATCGGCACCAACACTGCTGCTGGTATGGGCGTCTACATGGGTTCAGGCGCTCCGACTATCGCTGCTGCCAAGGGTTCGCTCTACCTGCGTAGCGACGGTTCGTCCACTTCGACTCGTGCGTACATCAACTCCGATGGCGCTACGACTTGGACCGCGCTCACAACCGCAGCTTAATCGGTAATAACCTCTAAGAAGGAGAATACTGATGGCAATGCAAAGTGATATTAAAACCACTAAGCCGCTGACTGCTACGGGTGTATTTAAAACTCAGACAGACGCAGACTGCGGCTTTCGCGCACGTATCAAGGCAATTTACGCTACGTGCGGCGCGGCAGCGGGTTCAGTAGTTATACGTGACGGTGCTGGCGGTCCAATATTAATCACCGTTAATACCCCCACTGTAGCTGATGCGGGCACTGTGTATATCATTATGCCGGACCAAGGCATACTCGCCCAAGACGGTTTGCATGGTACGGTGGCTAACACCGCGTCTATTACTCTCTTCTACGGGTGATATATGCAGCAGGAACAGAGCTACGACTTAGCTGGTAAGAGCGTCTTCATCGCTCTTCCAGCGTACGACTTCAAGGTATCCTTGAAGCTGGCTGTTTCTCTCGCACGCTTTGCCCAGCAGGCTGCGGCACACGGAGTTGAACTTCACATCGGCAGCATATGCGGGTGTTCGGTTGTTTCCCGTGCGCGCAACCTGCTGGCGCAGGACTTGCTTGAGTCCAAGTGCGACTACCTCATGTTTATCGACTCGGACATTAACTTCGAGCCAGAAGACGTATTCCGCCTCATGGCGTGGGGTACAGACCCCAAGAAGGGTATTGTAGCTGCGGTGCCCCGTACGCGCAGCGAAACCAAAACATACATTGCCACTCTCGACCACGACGAAAACAATCAACTTACCATGAACCAGATGGGTCTAGTTCGCGCAAAGCGCGTAGCGACAGCCTTTATGCTCGTGCGTCGTGAAGTATTCGAGCAGATGTCAGAAGCCCACCCAGAGTGGAGCTACTACGACACGCGGTCCGACCGCATGCTAAACGCCATGTTCGACTTCCTCGTCACCGACGAAGGTTACATCGGAGAAGATTTCCTCTTCTGCGACCGTGCACGGGAACTTGGTTTTGAAGTGTGGGTAGACCCCACAATCACACTGGGCCACATGGGCGTACAGGAATATATCGGCAATTACGGCGATGATATTCTTTACCCAATGGTTGTCCCCGCACAGAAGGATGCAGCGTAATGAGTAAATTCGGAGATATTCTAAAAGCGGGCGCTATGGGCGGACTTGCGGGCGCGGCCATGAAGGCTGGCAAAGTAGGTATCGGTGACATCGCTCGTATGGGCGGGCTTGGCGTTGCGGGCTTGGCACTGGCCAAGAAGAAGAAAAAAGGCGCATCAGATAAACCCGGTGACGCTGAACCAGTAATGGCTATGGAAGCCGGTGAAGGTATGAAGCGCGGCGGCAAGGTCAAGAAGATGGCCAAGGGCGGCTCCGCCTCTCGTCGCGGCGATGGCTGCGCTACTCAAGGCAAAACACGCGGGAAGTTCGTGTAATGGCCAAGACGCCCGCTTGGACACGCAAAGAAGGCAAAGCGAAGTCTGGCGGGCTGAACGCCAAGGGTCGTGCGTCTTATAATAAAGCTAACCCGGGTAAGCCCGGTCTTAAGGCACCGCAGCCTGAAGGTGGTCCACGCAAGAAGTCGTTCTGTGCCCGGATGTCGGGCATGAAAAAGAAGCTCACAAGCAAGAAGACCGCGAATGACCCTAACAGCCGCATCAACAAAAGCCTCAGGGCTTGGAAATGCTGATATGGAAATGATGCTCTGGAACATCGCATTGAGCGTCGTGGTGGCGGTTATGGGCTTCTTCCTTAGGGGGAAGATTGACGAGTTGGACCGTCTGGGTATCCTGCTCAACAAGACCCGCGAAGAAGTAGCGCGTGAACATGTCACTCGCGCTGAAGTTAACGTGATGGTCGATAGGCTTGGTGACCGGTTCGATAAGGCGTTTGAACGTCTCGAGGCCAAGGTCGATGAGATGAGAAAGGTATAGTTATGGCACGCAAGATGAAAAAGTTCTCAGCCGGTGGCGCACAAGGCCGCTACGAACGCCGCATGGCGGATATTGAAAAAGACCGTAAAATCGCCCTCGCCAAAGGTAAAAACGCAGATGTAGCTGAAGCGAAAGCCGCACAGCGTATCGCTGACGCCAAGGACGACCTAGCTAAGCGCACAGGCGCTGACCGCACTGCTACACGCGCAGCAGAGAAAGCCGCAGAAAGCAACCTGACAAAGACCCGCAAGTACGGCGCAGCAAAGTCGGTGACTGCTGAAGCTCCAGCGGCGACAACTAAAATCACAGACAGCTTGCCCACACCCAAGATGGACAGCTCTATCGGCGCAAGCAAACCAAAGGCTAAAGCACCTGTACGGCGTCCAACGGCCCCTCCGCGCACAAATAAAGATGCAGCCCCACCTGTTTCGGATACAAAAACAAGTGCGCCAAAAACAAACTTCCGCAATGTACGCGGTGGAAGCAACTCAGGCTCTCCGACTAAACCACTACCCGTCACTCCGTTTAATAGGCAGGCTTTTGTAGACCTGAAGGTTGCAGCGGAACGTGGCAAACCAGTTAATAGCCAGAACCCTACGCTAGCTAGGATGCGCGCTATAGCCGAAGCCCCCGGTGCTTCTAGGGCTTCTATACAAGACTACAGGCGCGCAGTAGAGTCTGGTAGGTATAACAACGCCAAGGGTGGCACAGTTAGAAAGGAAACTACCATGAATAAAAAACCAATGCCAATGAAGAAAAAGCCAATGCCGAAAGAGCCAATCACTGGCGGTGCAAACACTGTGCCGTTGACCCCAGAGCGTAAAGAGTTTCTTAAGGAACTGGCAAAGCGCAACGCTAAGCCGGGTATGGCTAAAGGCGGTAAAGCAGCGACCAAGTTTGGCGCAGCGATGAAGAAGAAGTCGGCTGACACCAAGGGCCGTGCAATGATGAAGTTTGCCAAGGGCGGCTCCATCGACGGTTGCGCTGTTAAGGGCAAGACCAAGACTTCGATGGTCAAGATGAAAAAAGGCGGCTCCTGCTAATGCGTGCCTGTCGGGGTATGGGGGCTATGAACCCAGCTAAGATGCCCAAGGCCACAGGTATGGCTAAGGGCGGTGAGGCGAAACTCGACATATCAAAAGCTATTAAGAAGCCGGGTGCGTTGCGCTCGGCTCTTGGTGCTAAGAAGGGCAAGCCAATCCCAGCCGGTAAACTTGCCAAGGCCGCTAAGGCTCCGGGTAAGCTAGGCCAACGTGCGCGGTTTGCACAGTTGCTGAAGGGCTTTAAGAAGAAGTAATGGCACGGTCGGACGAACCTAAATGGAAGCGCATCGTTGCCAGCGTAAAGGCTGGCACGAAGGGTGGAAACGCAGGTCAATGGTCCGCCCGTAAAGCCCAGCTTGCTACGCAGCGGTACAAGAAGTCTGGTGGCGGTTATAGCGGCCCGAAGACAGAAGCTCAGAAGTCCTTGTCAAAATGGACTAAGGAAGACTGGGGCACTAAGTCAGGAAAGCCGTCTACACAGGGGCCAAAAGCCACGGGTGAGCGCTACTTGCCCAAGAAAGCACGTGAGGCTTTGAGTTCGCAGGAATACTCTGCTACAAGTAAGGCGAAACGCGCAGGCATAAAAGCGGGCAAGCAGTTCGTTAAGCAGCCGAAAGCGATAGCAAAGAAGGCAGCGAAATTTAGGTAATGGGTACTTTTGCATATATCCACTGCAAACCTGATGGTACACCTTTCTATGTAGGAAAAGGTGCTTGGAGGCGCGTGCGGTATTTTGGAGAGCGTAACCCCCACCATAAAAACGTAGTAGCCAAGTACGGCAAAGAAAACTTATCCTACGGCGCTCTTGAGTGTTCCAACGACAAAACCGCATACATATTAGAGCAAGGGCTTATTAAGTGCCTCCGGCGCTCAGGCGTAAGTTTGGTTAACCGTACCGAGGGTGGTGATGGGGGACGTAATCCCACCCCCGAAACTAGGGCGAAGCTATCGGAGGCAGCAAAGAAGCGCGGAGTATCTGCAGCATGCCACGAAGCTAGGGTTAAGGCCAAAAAGGGTAAACCTCTAACCACAGAACACAAAGAGCTACTTAGGCGGAAACAGACGGGTAAAGTATTTACCGAAGAGCACCGTAGGAATATTAGTATAAGTGCGAAAAAACGTGGTATGGATGCGGCTCGCGCTGGTTTAGCTGCAAAGCGCGCCTATAAAAAAGAGGAGTTCATGTGACCACTTCAGGGACTTCTAGCTTCAACCTTAACCTTAATGATTTAATTGAGGAGAGTTTCGAGCGTTGCGGAGCTGAGCTTCGTACGGGTTATGACTTACGCACTGCGCGGCGCAGCCTCAACCTGCTCACTATTGAGTGGGCTAACCGTGGTATTAACCTGTGGACCATTGAGCAAGGCTCTATTCCGCTTGTTCAGGGGCAGATTGTTTATGACCTGCCTGTAGATACGATAGACCTACTTGAGCACGTTGTGCGCACCCAAACCGGGGAGCAGCAGACGGACATCACGATTAGCCGTATTAGCATCGACACATACTCGACTATTCCAAATAAGAACGCGCAGGGTCGGCCTATCCAAGTGTGGATTAACCGCCAGTCAGGTGCAGACTATCCGGCTACTGGTGTGAAAGAACCACAGATAAACGTCTGGCCCGCACCAGACCAAAACAACTTCTACACCTTTGTCTATTGGCGCTTGCGCCGCTTACAGGATGCTGGCGATGGCGTTACTACGCAGGATATACCGTTTAGGTTCCTCCCTTGTCTGGTGGCTGGTCTCGCGTATCACTTATCCCTGAAGGTACCCGGTGCGCTTGAGCGTTCTCCCGGACTAAAGATGCAGTACGAAGAACTCTGGCAGCAGGCTGCTGATGAGGACCGCGAGAAAGCGCCGTTGCGTATCGCACCTCGTCAGTATTTCCGGTGACGTGTGCCTAATCGGTTCGCTTCCGGTAAATGGGCAATCGCTCAATGCGACCGCTGTAACTTTCGCTACAAGCTTAAGGAGCTCAAGCGGCTCGTCATTAAGACCAAGAACGTCAACATTCTCGTGTGCCCCACATGCTGGGAACCGGACCAGCCGCAGCTTCAGTTGGGTATGTACCCAGTGGATGACCCACAGGCGCTACGCGACCCTCGCCCAGACAACAGCTACAACCAAGCAGGTCTGAACGTGAACAACAACCCAAGTGACGGTAGCCGTGTAATCCAGTGGGGGTGGGCCCCGGTAGGGCTAAATAATCCTTTGGGTTTATTTGGGCTTCCAAATACGCTATTAGGCAATGGTCAAGTAGGGACCGTAACGATTGAGACGGAGAATTAGTGATGGATAAGAAAGATTTGAAGCAGGACAAGGCTACCGCAGCGAAGGCCGTGCACAAGCACGAGCGCGCAATGCACAAGGGTAAGCCTCTGACTAAGATGGCCAAGGGCGGCAAAACCAACGCGCAAATGAAGGCGCTGGGTCGTAACCTTGCCAAAGTCGCCAACCAGAAGTCATCTTCGCGGGGTAAATGATATGGACTACAAACCAAAGACGGTGCCGATTGTGAAGAACAATTCGGGCTATCCCAACAACGTAGCTAACACGCAAACTGTGAAAACTCGCGGTACGGGTGCGGCTACCAAAGGTACGCATAGCAGCAAGAAACTGGGCTAATGAACTACTCAGAACTGTTCGAGACAATCAAGGGGTACGTCGAAAACGACTTCCCCAACACTTCGTGGACCGGCTCTGACGGCACCACTCAGGTGACGTTGACGTCTACCGAACAGATTAACACGTTCATCGAACAGGCTGAGCAGCGCATCTTTAACACGGTGCAGCTGCTTGACCTACGTAAGAACGTGACGGGTACCATGACGTCGGGCAACAAGTATCTGTCTGTACCTTCAGACTGGCTGGCCAACTTCTCTATGGCGGTTATCGACGCGACCGGACGGTATGAGTATTTGCTCAACAAGGACGTCAGCTTTATCCGGCAGTCGTTTCCTAACCCAGACGACGAAGGCATACCTACACACTACGCCTACTTTGACGAGAACTCGTACATCTTGGGGCCGACGCCAGACGCTAACTATGCAGTCGAACTGCACTACTTCTACTACCCGCCTTCAATTGTAACCGCTGGCACAAGCTGGCTGGGCGATAACTTTGATAGCGCGCTGCTCTATGGCGCGCTCATTGAGGCGTACATCTTTATGAAGGGTGAGCAGGACATCAACGCTGAATATCAGAAGCGTTACACTGAAGCGATGGCACTACTCAAACAGCTTGGTGAAGGTAAAAACCGCGAGGACAATTACAGGACTCGCCAAGCACGCTATCCGGTCGTGTAGGAGAATATTAAATGTTCGACGCAGTTTCAGCAACTATTGGCAACGTCATGGTTATGACAACCGAAGGCCGTGGTTTCACGCCTGAGGAAGTTGCCGAGCGTGCGCTAGATAAGATTATCTACGTAGGTAGTGAAGCGCACCCGGCTATTCGTGACCAAGCTGAAGCCTTCAAAGACAGCATCCGTCAGGTACTTGTGCACTATATGCACGAGGCCGTGCGGTCACATAACGTAACTCTGGTTAGCAAGTTCAAACGGGCGGGGTATCCAGAGCTTACCTCAATACTCGATACATAAGGAGGCCATGATATGCCGATAACCCAAGCAATGTGCACTAGTTTCAAAGCTGAGCTTATGCTCGCTGTACACGACTTTCGCGTAACAGGTGGCGACACCTTCAAGCTCGCGCTCTATACTTCGTCGGCTACAATCGACGCCAACACGACTGCATATACTGCGTCTAACGAAGTCACCGGTACTAACTACACCGCTGGTGGTGGCACGCTGACGCGCCTTGGGGTCGTAACTTCGAACAATAACGCATCTACCGGCGTAGGTTTCACGGACTTTTCCGACCTGACTTTCGCAAATGCGACAATCACGGCACGTGGCGCGCTTATCTATAATAACACGCCTTCGGCTAACTCCAATGCTAACACCACGCTGACGAATGCTGCTGTGTGCGCGCTGGACTTTGGTTCGGACAAAACCTCGACAGACGGCGATTTCACCATCGTATTTCCTACAGCTACAAACACCACCGCAATCATTCGGATTGCGTAGTAGCTTAAGTCGGGAGTTACATCGTGCGGGTAAGTATTATATTGCTGGCACTAGTGGCGCTTACAGGTTGTCAAGACCGCTACCGTTACGACTGCCAAGACCCTGAGAACTGGCAGGAGGAAATCTGCAAGAAGCCCAAGTGTATCGCTATGGGCTACTGTACTGAATGGTTAATAAATACCGGTGAAGAGCAAGAGCATGAAGCCCACTAAAGACTGGTCACCGGAGGAAATGCTGCGGTTCATCGTCGGCATAGTTTTATCGCTGACGCTGACGTTCATCGTTGCAACCGTGCTGTACTCGCTGGTGTTTGTATCGCAGCCGATGGAGGGCCAGTCCCCCAACGACGCGGAGTTTTTTAAGCTGATTAACCCCATAGCGACTTTCATTGTCGGGGCATTGGCGGGACTTATGGCGGGGCAGGGTAGCGGCGCTATGCAAAAGAAGAAGGATAAAGAAGATGAGCTTCCTGAATAGTTTTGAAAGCAAGCAGGACGGCATCAACGATACCGTTGAGTTTGTTGTGCGCGTGGCAATCGTCACGCTGGCGGCAGTTATCCTTGTCGTTGTGCTGGCCCTTGTCGTCGGCCTGTTCATGCCCAACGACGTTGTGGACAGCACCGCCATCCTTGAGATGGTCAACCCTGCGTTCCAGACAATTATCGGCGCGTTTGTCGGTCTGCTGGGTGGGCTGAGCCTCAATGCCAATGCGCGTGATAAAGAGCCTGAGCCGGAAGCGCCTGCACCTGAGCCAGAAGTCGCACCGGAGCCTGAAGCGCCTGCTCCTGCACCAGAGCCTATCTACGAGAACGCGATTGACCGCACACTTCCTACTGGTGTCGTTTATGCAGATGATGACGACGACATGGAGCCTTGGGAAAAGTACCGTAACGACCTGCGCTACGACGCTAATGGTGACGGCGTGGTTGACGAAAATGACTTTCCTGACTGGCGGAGTGCTGGCAAATGAGCATGATAGAACTTCAGAAGAAGATTGGGGTAACCGCAGATGGCGCATTCGGTCC